TTTCTTTCTTTTTGCTGAGATAAATGATCGAAGACGCTGCGTACTTGAGTCCGCTGCCTCCACCCATTTCCTTAGTTGGTACGTAAGCTCCGATAACATCATATGTGTGATTAGTAACGATCATTGGAATATTTGCTTGACCAAGTTTTAAAGTAAGCATTCTGAATGCACCTTTAACAAGTTGAGATTTGGTCATATCACGAACTTGTTTATCATTGAGTGCATCAGTGATTTCCTTGTCAGTTGACAACATACCCAAAGAGTCTAGCACAAACATACAGGGTTTGCGATCCCCTTCAGGTTTTTTTAAGTAAAGGTCTACTGCTTTGAGCGCCTTACCACGAAACTCTTCAACAGTAACAACATTAACAACCACAAGGCGAGAAGTATCAATTCCACGAGATTCTAAAAGAGATTTAGTAATAGCAGCCTCAGTATCAAAGTAGAGACAATAACCATCGGGATTATTATCGAGAAAATTCTTAACAACGGCGATGCTGAAGAAAGTTTTTCCAGTAGAAGACTCTCCAGCAATAGCAGTAATTTTATTCCCAGATACACCACCAAATATGCTACCTGAAACCAGTGCATTAAAAATGTACGAACCTGTGTCAACATACTTTTCAGTTTCATCAATATCTGAGGCAAGTTGTGTGTACTCACCACCAATTTCTTTTACAATATCTTTAAGAAAATCCATTATACTACCATCCCGTATTCTTCACGAAGTATTTTTTTATAAGGCAAACCTTGTTCTCTAAGATGTTTAACTAATTTTAATTTTTGATAAAGTGCAGTGTTTCCACCCAAAGTTAAAGCACTAATAATAGTATTCAATTCTTCATCAGTAATAGGCAGATCCATTAGGAAAAAAACGATTCAAGGTTTACAGTTTTTTCAACTTTCCATCCAATAGCATCTAAAATTGCTTTGAATGGTTCTAAGAAAGCTTTCTCAAATTGTAAGTCATAATCAATGTACTTGTCAAGACCAAGTTCTTTAGGAAACTCTTGGATAAAAGAAATGATGTTCTCTCTAATAATATTAGGTTTTTTTAAGTAAATAAACTTTACTTTTTCTCCATTATTAATAAGAGAATATTTATTGGTTAATTTTTTTTCTTTTATATAATGATTAAACAATAAAGCACCGCGAATATGAACAGGCGTCCCTTTAATGTAAATGTTAGATGAAGACTGATACTTTCTTACATCAGAAGCACTTCTAGGAAAAGCAATTTGTTCTGGTGGAAGAGTTTTAAACTGCGTTCTACATTTATCAATAAAATTGATAACGTCATCCTCACTACCACTCATCATAATTTTAAATCCATCTTTAAACATCTTTCTACAAGGTGCTGGTGTAGATGATTTAATTGCTTCAATTCCTTTTATCTTTAGTTTTGGTTCTTCATATCGTACACCTTCACTATCCCATACATTCAGAATGTAACGCTTCTTCGCAGTCCAAATACCACGTTCAGCAATACACTCTCTTTTCATATACATTTTTTGATCATATGCGTTCACATACTCCGCCAATTTTTTGTAAGAACCTTCAATATACTTCTCAAGTTCCATCTGACAGACCTTATCAAGGAACGTGACAACGCTTTCAGTAGTTTTCTCTCTTCCTTTGTATACAGTTTCAACCAGAGGACCCATATTAACGTAAAGAGAATCAGTATCTGAAGCAATAACATAATCAACATCATCGGTTTTCAAAATTTTATTTAAATATCTATTCATAGAATTCATAATCCATTGAATAGACACTTGCCCAGAAAGAGTAATTGCCTCAGCATTTGCTAATTTGAAATAGCGAAAATACTGATTACCGATAGCACCATAAGCAGAATTAAGTTGAATTTTCCTCGCCATTTGGATGTTGTTACATCTTGCAATTTCTTTTTCCAACTCTTTCGTCTTTTTCTTTTCATATTCCTGCTCCGCAGCAAGCATTTTCTTTTTGAAAATTACACGTTCGTTATAGATTTTCTCCATCAATTCGGGAAGAAATCCACGAACATCTTTACGATACATTGCACCATTTGCACATACAGCATAATCCTTATACATCTCAAATGTTAGTTCTTGATTAAGAATTTTATCTACATTAACATTAGGATGACGCTGTTCAAGTAATGTTTCTGGTGAAATGTTATACTGCATAATCAAATGTGGGTATAGTGAATTAAGGTCAAAACTCACCACCCAATCATATGCACCAGGAATAGGTTCTTTTACATATGCACCAGCATACTTAGATTCTTTATCAGATCGTTCATTTGGTGGAATTACAATATCTCTTTTTTTAAGATAATTGTAAATGATAGTATCCCACATACGAACTTGAGAAAAGACATCTTCATAGTTTACTTTTGCATCATATGCCATAGTAAGAGCAAGTTCGATGAGTTTCATCTTATCTTCCATTCGGTCAACAAGTTCTACGTCAACGATATTATACTCTACAAACTTCTGCCAACCCTTTGTATAAAAGTCCTTGAAGGTATCGAACTCAGAGTGATCAAGTTTTTTCTGACCGAGTTCTACTTCAGCAATATAGTCTAGACGATACGATTCTTGTGCTTTGTAAGTAAACTTCTTATAAAGATCCAAATAGTCTAACTGAGAAATCCCACCAATATCATACGAAATATTCTTACGACCAGAGATGTAAACCTCATCCTCAGTCACCAATCCCCAAGGAGATAACCTTTTCATCAGTTTCTCACCTAAAACACGATCAATACGACGAACAAGATATGGAATATCATACAACTTACTATTCCATCCAGTTACAACTTCTGGAGTATTATCCATCCACCAATGAATAAAATCATTCAATAGATCATACTCATTATTGAACTGTTTATAGTATACATTACCTTTGTTTAATTTAAATGGACCTTTACCCCAAGTAACAATCTCTTTGGTAGAATAATCTTGAATGGTTATAAGTAACACTTCTTCGGATGCGCTTTCAACATCTGGGAATCCATTTTCAGATGCTACCTCAATATCCAAAGTAGCTAACTTAATTTTACTAATATCAAATTTAATCTCATCTTCAGAATATTTTTCAGCAATATACTGATAGATATATTTTTCATTACCAAATATTTTAAATCCTTCTACGTCAGTATATTTTTTAATAAATTCCCTACATTCACGAACTGTTCCAGGTTGAATAGATTCAACATAATCACCAGTTAAAGTTTTATATTTTGTTTTTTTATTTGAAGGCACAAAAAGGGTCGGAGAAAATTTCTCTCGGATCATGAAATGCTCTCCATTTTCATATCCACGAACGAGAAATTGATCTCCGACCATTTGAACGTTGGTGTAAAACCTCATTACTTAGTCAAGTCTTGATATAGTTCAAGTAGTCTAGCAGTAGGTTCCGTAATAGTCAAGATTTTATCAGAGTGAATCATAAATTCAGTTTGTTTAGTATATTCGGATAACCAAGGTTCCAGAGTTAAAGCCATACCGTCAATTGAAGGTTTTTTAACAAAAAATGGATTTACCAATTTACAATCAGGTTCACCCAATTCAGATCCAACCTCTTCAATAGAAGTTATCAAAATATTACCATTAAGTAAAACTAAAAGTTTAATCATTTAACATTCCTCACATCCATCAGTTAAAATTACATTGTGTTCTGGTGAATCTTCAGTAACTTTTAGAATGTCTTGAAGATACATCGTATTTAAATCTTCAACTGGATCTACAAGTGTCACAACCCATTCCAAGGGAACTGGAAATCTTTCACCTTTACCCAACGGTATCCATGGTTTTAATTTTATATCAAAAGATGTAAGACCAGTTTCTTTATTTAAAGAAGGATCGGTAGTATGTATGGTACACGGTTTTACAAAGAAATATCCAACCATTTTCTCTTCGTAGACCATTTCCTCAACTTTACTTATAATCTGTTGCCCAGTTTTAATAACGGCAATTTTAATAGACATAATTATTCACTATCAGTGTTTTCTTCAACTACTTGTTCTGGTTCTGATTGGGAAGGTCCGTATAAAATTTCTATTGCTTCTAAACCACCAATCAATTTCATCAGATAATCTCTTTTATTTTTCAACTGTACTTCCAAATTATTAATTTCGGAAATTAAAGTATCTCTCTGCTTCTCTAAATCTTTACGAAGAAGTTCTTGCTTGTCTTCCATAATAGTTCTCCTTTTTAATAAAAATAATAGCACAAACAAAAAAGGGAGTCAATCTGGTTTTTGCCAGAACTCCCTTTAATAGCGCCGACGATATTTGGGTAGCCCAATTTATTTATTCACCACCATCTCCACCATCCCCACCACCAGCATCACCTCCAGCACTTGAAGCAGATCTTTTAGGAACTGCTCTCCCAGCACCAATATTCGTCACTCTACCTTTATTATAAATTTTATGGGGTTTTGCCATTTTAAATCCTATAGTTTTAATCTCAGTGATGAACTGACGGAAAGTTTTCATTGTTTTTTATTTTATTTAGAGATAATCTTTTCTTTTGTGATGGTCTGGAACAATCTTTCTTAGGTTGATAGAGAGGAGACCGTCTTCAAAGGATACCTCTGTGACTTCCGTATCATCTGCCATTGTCCATGCTCTCTTGAAAGATCGTTGAGCCAATCCCTTATGGACGTAGTTGGTATCGGATTCTTTATCTTCTTTTTGTCCCTCAACAAAAAGTTTTCCATCTTGCGTATAAACGTAAACTTCTTTCTTTTTAAATCCAGCAAGTGCTAGTTCAAGTCGTGATTCTACGTTACTAACTTGAACAAGATTGTATGGAGGATAGTTAGAAGTTGTTTCGTGAAGATTGAACAGACGATCAAAATATTCGTCCATTCCAATACTATTACGAGTGATCTTATCCAGAAGAGTGGGTAGATCAGCAGTAGTATACCTTGTGAGGTTAGTCA